AAACGTGTATTGGTTATTGACGGCAATAATCTTTATATCCGCAATTATGTTATGAATCCTGCTGTATCTACCAAGGGTGATCCTATTGGTGGAATATATGGAACTATTAAAAGCCTACAAAAGCTTTGTCGTGAGATAAAGCCTAATCGTGTTGTTATTGCTTGGGACGGTAAAGGCGGTTCTTCTAAACGTCGGGCAGTAAATAAAAATTATAAAGAGGGACGTAAACCATTCCGTTTAAATCGTAACATACGTAACTTAAATGAGAACGAAGAGCTAGAGAATAAAATCTGGCAGATGACCCGTGTAGTAGAATATCTAAATAACTTTCCTATTATTCAGCTACTACTAGATGCAGTAGAGGCTGATGATATTATTTCTGCTGTATGTCAACACGCTGATTTAGCTGACTATAATAAAGTCATTGTTTCTAACGATAAAGATTTTATTCAGTTATGTACAAATGATACTATTCTTTATAGACCCGTTCAAGATGAAATCTTGAATACAAAACGGATTATTGAAGAATATGGCATTCATCCTACTAATTTTTGTCTTGCAAGATCCATTTCTGGTGATACAAGCGATAATTTGGACGGGGTTGGTGGTGCAGGTTTGCCAACAATTGCTAAAAGACTTCCGCAATTAAGCGAAGAAAAATGCTATCGTATTGATGAAGTGTTAGAATACTGTAAGACAATAGATTCAAAGGTTAAACTATACTCTAATATTCTTGAACAAGAAGCTTTGATTCGGGAAAATTATAAAATAATGCAGTTAGCAATCCCTAATATGTCTATTCAGGATATGCAAAAAATTAACTATGCATTACAAAATAGTGAATGTACGTTTAACAAAACAGAATTAGTGACCATGATGTTAAAAGATGGTTTTGGTGAAAGTAATTTTGAAGAGCTTTATGCACACATGAATAAAATAGTAGTGGAGAATTGTTGATATGCCAACAGGAAAAAAACATACATTAGAAACATATTTACTACAATTGTTTAAAAAACACCCAGAAAACGAAAAAAAATACGGTTACGAAAAAACAGTTTATGTAAATTACGTTACAAAAATAATCATCACATGTCATAAACACGGCGACTTTGAACAAACGCCAAAAGATCATTTAAGCGGTCGGGGTTGCCATAAATGTTTTATAGAAAAACAAACAAAAACTCATCAACAGTTTTTAGAAGAAGCGCAAGAAATCCATCCCGATAAATTTGTCTATCTGTCAGTTTATGTGAATAAAAAAACAAAAATACAAATACAGTGCAAAATTTGCAAGCATATTTTTGAACAAACACCGGATAGTCACTTGAAAAGTCATGGCTGTCCTAAATGTGCCCTCCGCGCCAGCGCCACAAAAAATAATAAAAACTCCATGATTATACAAGATATAAATACTGGTTTTTATATTAATAATGCAGTTTGGAATAAATATAAAAAAAATGCCAAAAAAAGAAATTTAAATTTTGATATAACTCCAGAAGATATTTTAGAGTTATATAAAAAACAAAATGGTTTATGTGCTTTTACAGGTGCAAAATTAATTTGTAATTCTATTAGAGGCGATAAAAATAATTGGTCTATTGATAGGCTTAACAGCAATAAAGGATATACAATAGACAACATTGTTTTAGATACAAAAACTGTAAATATGTATAGAAATAGAAGCACACCTACAGAATTTTTAGAAATTTGCAATATGGTTGCTTCTGTAAAAAATGCAACTGGAAAATATTCTGTTATGTCTCCTGAAGAAAAGGCAGCTAAATTAGAAAATCATTCTATAAGATTCTCGAAAAAGAAAGATTAAGTTATGTCAGAGCAAAAGCAATCGTTTGATGATTATGTAGAAGAAAGTTTTATATGTCCCTATTGCCATAAAACCTATGAAGAAGATGAAGTATTATGGCAAAGAATTGATTATGATGGAGAAAAAGGCGATTTTTATCGAACTATAAAATGTGAAAAGTGTGAAAACAAATTTCAACTTTTCATTTGGGCATCTATACATTATAGGACTGCCCCACATCACTCAAAACCTATATTAGAAAAGCCTAAATTTACTTTGATTAAAGGTGGAAAAGAATAGTATTGAAACAATGTTTTAAGATGCTATAGTATAGAGATTCTTTGGAGGAACAATGTCGTTTATCAACGAAAAAGCAAGCTTTGAAAAATATGGTAAAACCTTTCAGGAAAATCTTGTACAGATTATGCTTGATGACCGTAGTTTCTGTGACCAATTATCAGAAGTCGTAGACGTTAATTTCTTTGAATTAAAATATCTACGAGTGTTCGTAGATAAAATATTAGAATATCGCAAGAAATATGGTACACACCCATCAAGAGATACAATAACTACTATTCTTCGTAGTGATTTAGATAAAGAAAGTGATTTACTGCAAAAACAAGTTCGTGAATATTTTGCTCGCATTTCATCTAATGAATTTAGTTTAGATGGTGAACAACATATTAAAGATATTTCTCTTGATTTCTGCCGTAAACAGAAGTTAAAAGAAGCAATGATTAAAAGTGTTGGTCTTATTCAGAATTCATCATATGACGAGATTTCTAAAATTATCAATGATGCTCTTAAATTGGGAACGGATAATAATCATGGCTATGATTTTATTCTTGACTTTGAAAAACGCTTTGAGTTAAAGGCACGTAATCCAATTACAACTGGTTGGGAATTAGTTGACAATATTACCAAGGGTGGATTAGGTCGTGGAGAGCTTGGCGTAGTTATTGCACCAACTGGTGCAGGTAAAAGCATGGCATTAGTGCATCTTGGTGCTATGGCATTACAAGCGGGATTAAACGTTGTACATTATACTCTTGAATTACAGGATAAAGTCGTAGCATTACGTTATGATTCCTGTATTACAGGTATTCCTATCTCTAACGTTAAAGACCAAAAGCAAATCGTTTGGGACGGTGTAAAAGATGTTAAGGGTAAACTTATTATCAAAGAGTATCCCACAAAATCTGCATCAACCAATACAATCAAGAACCATCTTGAAAAACTAAAGCGTAAAGATTTTCGTATTGATATGGTAATTGTAGACTATGGCGACCTAATTAGACCAATTAGCGCACAAAAAGAGAAACGTATTGAACTTGAAAGCATCTATGAAGAACTGCGTGGGTTAGCACAGGTTTATCAATGTACTTTATGGACAGCTTCACAAACAAATCGTTCTGGACTAAATGCGGAAGTAATTACAATGGAAAGTATCAGCGAGGCATTCAACAAATGTTTCGTAGCTGATTTTATCTTTACTATTTCCAGAACAATCAAAGATAAAAATACGAATGAAGGCAGACTTTTCGTAGCTAAAAATAGAAATGGACCAGATGGTGTTGTTTTTCCGATATTCATGGACACAAGTAATGTTAAAATAAAGGTTCTATCTCAAAGCGCAGAAAGTGCAACAGAAATTATTGAGAAAGCAACAAAACGTCAGGAAGCGAATTTGAAGGAAAAATACAAGAATTACAAGAAGGAAAAGAAAGGATAAAAACATGAAAAAAGTTAAACCCAGTAATCTCTAAAAAAGCAGAAAAAAAGAAAGTTGCTGAATTAGATAAAGATGGAAACTTAATTTGTACATATGAGTCAATAGCCGATGCAGCAAAGAAAACTGGAGTAGATTCCAGTAATATTAGTAGAGTATGTAGTGGAAAATTTCCGAAGGCTTCTGGAAAATACTTTAAATTTATAAAGGAGAATGAAAATGAAAAAGTTGATTATGTTTAGTGGGATTTGGTGCCAACCCTGTCAACGTACAAAGCCAACTTTTAATAGTTTAAAAGAAAGTGTAACCGATATAGAATATCAGCTAATAGATGTCGATGAAGAAGGTCATTTAGCAGAGCAATTTAATATTCGTGCTGTTCCAACCTTTGTACTACTTAAGGATAATACGGAAGTAGCTCGTATGAGTGGTGGAGCATCAGCAGATAAATTAAAAGCATTTATTAACCAATAAAGGAAATACAGAAATGTCTAACTGGTCCAACCTTGCAAAAGTAGTTTATAAACGTACATATGCCCGTAAAGATAATGGTTCACTTGAAAATTGGGCAGATACGGTAGAACGTGTTATTCGTGGTAATGTGCAAGGACATAATGTGTCAGCAGAAGAAATTCAGCGTTTGCGTTATTATCTAATGAATCGCAAGGCTGGTCCAGCTGGACGAGGTTGGTGGTATAGTGGTGCCCCAAGTCATAAAAAGCTTGGTGGCGTTGCTCTTAATAATTGCTGGTTTGTTGCCGGTGATGAATGGAATAACTTTGTATTAGCACAGGATTTGCTAATGCTTGGTGGTGGTGTGGGTATGAGTGTTGAACACCGCTTTGTAAGTAAGCTTCCAAGATTAAAGAAAGATGTAAGCATTGTAAGTCGTGATACAAAAGATGCTGATTTCATTGTTCCTGATTCCCGTGAAGGATGGAATGAATTAACTCGCAGAGTATTGGAAGCATACTTTGTAACAGGCAAATCTTTCTCTTATTCTACTGTTTGTGTTCGTCCTGCTGGTGAGCCAATTAAAGGGTTTGGCGGTGTATCTAGCGGTCCAAAGCCATTGGTAGTATATATAGAAAAGCTTGTAGGACTTTTAAAGAGTCGTGAGGGTCGCCATTTACGCCCTGTAGATGCGGCAGATATTCTATGTTCAATTGGTGAAATGGTTGTTAGCGGTAACGTTCGTCGTTCTGCAATCATTATCCTTGGTGACCCTTGGGATAAGGAATATTTAAAAGCAAAGCGCTGGGATTTGGGCAATATTCCTACACAACGTGCTATGGCTAATTTCTCCGTAGTAGTTGACGATGTAGAAGATTTACATCCCCTATTCTGGAAAACATATGAACAGGGTGAGCCATTTGGCATTGTAAATCGCAAGAACATTCAGAAGTATGCACGTATGGGTGATTTAAAACCTGATACCGCTATTGGTGTAAATCCTTGTGCAGAGGCAACATTAGAAGATGGCGAGCCTTGCAATCTTCAAGAAATTGCATTACCTAACTTATTAAATGAAGAAGAGTTCGTTGAAGCGGGACGTTTAATGCATCGTTGGGGTAAGCGTGTAACTATCGAAACTTATCACCAGCCAAAGTGTGATGCGGTAGTTAAACGTAATCGTAGAATTGGCACAGGCATCACAGGTTGCTTGCAGAGCGCACTATTTACACCCGATATCCTTGATAGAGTTTATGCAGCTATTCAAAAAGAAAACCGCGACTACTCTAAAGAATTAAACATTCCAGAAAGTATCCGTACAACCGTTATTAAACCAAGCGGCACAATTAGCAAAGTAATGGATTGTTATGAAGGTGTACATCCAGCTTATTCACGCTACATTATTCAACGTGTACGTTTTTCAGGCAGTGACCCACTTCTTCCATTATTAAAAGAAGCGGGACATTATATGGAGCCTACAATACGTTTTGATGGTACATTAGACCACAATACACAAGTTGTTGATTTCTACGTTGCTGCTCCTGATAGCGCTCCTGTTGCTGATGAAAATTGGACAACTTGGAAACAATTAGATGTCGTTAAAATGGCACAAAAACATTGGGCAGATCAAGCGGTTAGTGTAA